TACCGGCTCCTCCAAGCATACTTCTTAAGCCTTCATCTAAAATTTCTAGCTCTGCTGGTGATCCATTTTCTATCACTAATTGAACCTGTTGCACTGTCATATTAGGAAGATACTGGGTTAGCTGAGTTGCCCTATAAGCTTCCTCGAGTAAGAGTGTATCGCTGTGTCGTTGCATAATATTATTTAGTCTTTAATTTAAATTATTTGAGATCTGCGAGATATTTATTTGTATACGAAGTCACAGCCGGTGACGGGGTAGCTGGATCACATGGGATCTCCGTATTTTGTTTTGGTAAAGATCTCTCTGTTGGTGTGAGTTGATGTGGCTCTGTACCACCTCTATCTGATCTATTAGAAATATGCTCTTCATCTTCCGCAACCTCCTCTGGCTTAATATTAACGTTACTATCGCGACGCATTGCATCAGGTATAGGAAGAAGATTAGGATAAAATTCTACAGCTTGTCCTAAACAACCAGGTACAGATACATGGTCAGAATATCTACCACCGCCTTGATCAAGAGCGAGATTTAAAATTACATCAATTGAAGAGGTATCGGGATTTCCTGGAAATCGAGCAGGGTCTGTGTCCTTAATACCAGTAATTCTTATATGAAGGCCTGAATCAACCATTTTATCGAGAAGCCCGTGCGTGTTATCTCCTAGCTCTTTATACTCATCAGTTGATTTAAAATCATCGTTAAACTTAAAGACATCACCGACAAGGAACCCTCCACGTTCATATCTTTTCATATAAGACTCATGCAAATTTACAAATTTTTTACCTGCCATAATATTATTTATGCAGACTTGCAAATAATCACACGGTATCTATAAACTTAATCTCTAAGAAATTCTGCTAAAGTATGAAACGCTGTAAACACTTCAATATCGTCTTCAATAGCAAGTCCTAGATCTTCTTCGATTTCAAAAGCATGTGTTGTGTGCACGGATTTTTCAATTACCCACCTATCGTTTTTAACATACACACGTCCTTGTCTGGGGTTAGGAAGATTCATAGCAGCATAAACCTCCTCTTTAAGAGCGGATACTAATTCCTTAGTAGTTATCTCAACATCAACATCAGTTTTACCTCTAACACGCATACTATAAGTATATTATAGTTCCTTAAATTCGATTTACCACCCTAGTATTAAATATTATAAATGGCTCTTATAAAGTTAACAGATATTGCTGTAGATAACTTAGACAACTCTTCGCTTGATCAAGGTTATCTATACAAAGATCTATTTTTAGATCTTACACCATCTGTTTATTATAACACGCAAATTAATAAACAAGTAACACTTAAAGACGTACAAGGTTCTTTTGATGAACAGGCTATAAAAAATAGTATAACAAATGCGTTTTTGACATCACCCGGGCAAAAGATTTTGAGCCCGGAATATGGTTTAGATTTAAGACGCTATCTTTTTGAACCTGTAACTGATTTTAATGGGTTTCAAATACAAGATGATATAATTAATAGACTACCGTCTATGGAACCTAGAGTACAGGTTATAAGAGTAAACGTAGAACCAATTCCAGATCAACAGGAATACTTTATTACTTTACAAATAAATATACCTTCATTAAACATAACTGGACTCTCTCTTGAATCACTATTAAATAATAACGGATATTTTGTACTTTAATTATGCCAACAAATGATACAACAAACAAATTTTTAGAATTTAATCTCCCGCAAGATGCGTATGTAGCATTTGATGCGGTTACTCTTAAAGATTATATTGTTAATAGGTTAAACGAGAATGAAAAATTTACTGATCAAAATTTTGATGGTAGTAATCTCGCGGCTATTATCGATATAATTGCTTACTCCTACCATGTGTTGCTGTTTTACTTAAACACAACCGCTTCTGAAGTAAATTTTGATCAAGCTACTCTGTATGAGAATATGAATAAAATTGTGAAGCTAATAGGCTATAAGCCTGTTGGTAAGCAAACCTCTATAGTACCAATAAACGCAGTTGCTGCAGCAGCAATGTCAACAGGTAATTACACTATACGAAAATATTCTTATTTTTTAGCAAACGGAATACAGTATACATTTAACGATGATTTTTCCTTTAATAAAAATGTTAGCACAAGCGAGATTTTAAAGACATTAAATGATACAGTAGTTTTATATCAGGGTACTATTAAAGAGTATCCGGATTACACAGCACAAGGAGAGCCATTTGAGACGTTACCTATAGTTGTAAAAAACGTTGTTGATACTGATATAGAAAAGTTTATAGCTGAAGATACCGTTAGCGTATATGTTAAAGAAACAGCTAATGATACATATTATGAATATACAGAAGTTGAAAGTTTGTATCTTTCTGACTCCACCGCTAGAGTCTACGAGACAAGATTAAATGAAAATGGTTTCTATGAAGTTAAGTTTGGTAATGGTGTATTTGGAAAGCAGTTATCACAAGGTGATGTTGTTTCTGTAAATTACCTGCAGTCAGATAATGTAAAGGGTATAATCAGCAAAAACGCTATTAATGGCAATGAGCTGTTTGTATATGATTCCTCTCGCCAGCGAGCGATCTTCAATGACACATATTCAAACAAGGAAGAAACTACATATTTAGATGCAACAAATAACTCTGTTGTTACTTTTAGTAACCCACAGCCGTCAACAGCTCTATCTGATGCTGAAACTGTAGAACAAATAAGACAAAATGCTCCAAAGATATTTTCTTCACAATTAAGATTAGTAACAGAGACAGATTATGAAAGTTTTATTAATAAAAATCTCGCTAATGTTGTTAGTGATGTTAAAGTCGTGAGTAATGATTCTTACTTAAATGGATATATAAAATATTTTTATGACATATGTGTTGATCCAAACAAGGTTAATAGAGTAATTGTCAACCAAATAAATTTTGCTGATGCTTGTGATTTTAATAACATTAATGTTTTTGTGGTGCCAAAATTTACAATGACGCAAGACGGGTCTTACCCGCCTTTCTTAAGCGAATCTTTTAAAAATTTACTTGTTGAATCTACAATAGAGAGAAAGATGTTGTCTAATACTGTGGTACCAAGAGATCCAATTTATATGGCATTTGGTTTAGGAATGAGTAACTCTTCAACTCTTAATTTAGATATTCTTAATAACACATGTCTTTATGTTGTACGAGAAACAAATAATAAAATTAATAAACAAACCATACAATCAAGAGTTGCAAATAAAATTAAAGAATTTTTTGCTATCGGAAATAATAAATTAGGAGCAACTTTAACTATAAATGATCTTTTAAAAGAGATACTCACTCTTGAAGGTGTAAAAAACATATACACTAAAAATGAAAAAGATGGTAGTAGTCTAAACACTGTTTCCTTTCTAGCATTTAATCCATTATACGAAAAAAGTGATATCAGTTTAGTTAACCAGGATATAACACTTCCATATTTTAAATTTCCTTACTTGTATTCACCCCTCACGGTAGCTAAGCGCATAAAAGTAATAGATGAGTAATATTAAAACAGACTATGCAACATTTGATATAGTAGATTATAAAAATGAGGCGGTATTATCTTCTTATAATCTATCTATAACTCCTCTTACGTTTAAGACGCGTATACCTAATACAGATCAAAGGGATACACCTATAAATGAATCTAAGGTCACTTTTGATTTTGGTGATGGGTCTTTTGCTTACGATTTAACAAGTAAGCATGTATATGAGTATCCAGGAGAGTATACAGTCCGTATGGTTTTAAGAGATTGTAATAATAATGCTGTATTAGCCTCATACAGTACAGATGTTAATATACATGATTATTTTACCAATACGTTTACAGCAAAATGGGGCGATGGTACGACTAATTTAAATTTATCTACAGGAGAGTTTTCTCAAGCTATTACAATAAACTCACAAACACCATTCTATCAAGATCACCAAGATATTTATTTTAGCATATCGGGAGCTAATTATGATAATTTTTTCAACTTAGAGGCTAATAGATATAACCACCTTAAAAAATATCACTGTTTTTATACCAAGGAATATATCGGTAATTTATCAGCTAGCGAATATGTGCCTATACAAAAGGTATCACTTTCTTCAAGTAATGTTTATGTGCAATTATCCTCAGGATCAATAGTTAATTGTGTAAGTTCTAGTCTTTCAAGTGTTTTAGTTGGAAGCTCCGGAGAGGAGATAGTTTATTTTAAAACAGAAGAGCAAACAACCCCAATTAATATCTCTTTCTTTAAGGATAGAGATAATATATTCTCTAATAGTATTACAGGTTATAAAAATAATAACTATACAAACAATTTTACTGTCACTTTATCATCACATGTTGGAGCAACTTCAATACAAAAAATAAAAGGGTTAGAGTTTTCTTCTAATGGAATGACTGCAGAAAGTGATGAAGTGAGCTCATTTAACGTTAGTCCTATACAATATAAAAATTTAGGGATTCCGTTTATTATTACGCCAAAAAACTCCAATAACTACACCATGAAGACTCTATCTGCAGGGTCAGGGTCCACGAGAGTTAACCCAGGTGGTACATTAAAATTTGAAGTATTATCTAGCGATGGTACCGCAATTGATACATCTAACTACACAATTCAAAGTCTCAGCGCTACTCTATCTGCAATTGAAACGGATTTTTGGTATAGGGGTCTTTTTACTTTTAATGACACTATATCAACACACCCAGCTGCTTTAATTTTAAGTGCACAATGTTTATATGAAGATACTGTCACGAATACAACATTTTTAACATCTGGATTTACTGCTCTCACGTGTTATCCTAAGAACCACTATGAATTTTATAAACGTAATGAAAATTTCGATTTTGAACAAACAATTAAAGATTTAAGATTTCAAGAAATATTAATAGATAAAGACGTATTTTTTACTGACTTTATCGGTACTATATTTGGTGATGTTAGCAGTCGACACGATGTCTTAGGTAAAAAGATATACGAAAAAATATTTAACTTTGCACAAAATAGTGCAGACATAGATATGTGTGGTATAAATGAACTAATATCAATGTCGGATATGGTTGGTGAAGACGGTATCGTGTTTGATAGATCGCGAGCTGAATCACCGCAAGCTGTTAAGAGATTTTTTGATATCTTAAGCGTTAACTACAATAAATTTAGAGGTACTAAAAATAAATTTGATGAAAATTTTGATCCTAAAACACATGTTTGGAAAGGTACATATGGTAAAAATCTCGGGCCTAAAATAGATAATACCCTAGCTTATGAAGTAACTGCTGGTCAGGACTTGGTTGCTTATGAAAGATTTGGTAACGTCTATACAAGATTGAACACATTTCAGCCTCTATGTGCATTAAGCGGGTTGAACTTAGGATTAGCTTCTGGTAACACGAATACATATATGTTAAGTGATTTTAGCACAGCTACCGGTGATACAAGTGGTGGTCCTAACTGGGGTTGGCCGTTAGTGCTTCCTGGTACTTATACATTAAGCGCTGTTACAAATAAATATTACGATTTCCACACATTATCAGCTGTATATGATGATACCGTGTTAGATGGTCTAATTGACTACACTACAGGTCAAACTACTGTAGAATACACAACTCCATTGAGTAGTTTGGAAGGCGATGGAAATATTTTTGATATCTTAATTCGAAATTCTTTATTTAGTAGTCTATCCTTGTTTTAAGGATAAATATGTTTAATGGATAACATTGTAACAGGGTTTCCAAATATTCCGCTCTCTATTACCAATCCGGATGTTAACACACGGGATGCTTTAGATAAATTTGCTCCATTTAATTTTATTCAGTTTATTAAATCGGTAACTGAAGACTATGATCCGGATACACTAGCAGAATATTATAACAGGTATTTAAATAGATGGAATCAAAGAGCGGAAAGTAAGGAAAGAGATGACAATACTACTATTGAAGATCTATATAAAGAATTTCTTAGAGATATTACTCTAAATTTTTCAACTAAAGCAGAGCAGCGATTCTTAACACAGCTCGACTTTGATGATACTTATGATCTTCGTATCGCTATGTCCTTTTTTAGTAAAAAAATTAGAGACATTGTTACATACTATAAGAAGAAGAGACAGTTAATGCATTACTCTGTTACTAAGTCAAAAGTAAGGGGTAGTAATATAGGAATAGAACAAGCAGCTAAAAATTTAGTTATTGAATACTTAGAAAATCGCGATACCGCAGCATTAGATTATAATATTGAAACAATTAAAGATAATCTATCTATTACATTAACTGAATATTTTGATAATTTCTCACAATACTTTAACTCTGAGCCTGATGCTGATGATTATGGAAAAAACTTTGTAGAATATGATCCAGATGGTCCTCCCACCCTTAACATTTTTCTAAATAATGATAGCTCGTTAATTAGAGAGACTTTTACCGGGATTGCTACAGACTTATTAAGGCTTAAAGAAGTTGATCAGCTATTTGAAAATAAGCGAGGTCAAACTAAAAAATTTATTGGAACGGATTTTTATTATCTAGAAACTGATGAAAATGGCCAGGCTCAAATGGGAGTGCTTTTTGAAGCAGATAAACCATATGCTAACTTTTTAAATCAAAATTACCCATCAACAGCATCAGTTTTTTCAGATGATATTATTAGTGAAAGGGATTTAGGATTTTTTAGACCACATAATTCTAGTATTGTAGCAATACAAGGAAAACGAATAGATTTTTTCTTTAAAGATACTTACGAACCAGGTCAGTTTTATATATTTCCTGATCCAAATCTTTTTACTAATAATCAAGATGTACTAACATTTATTGTTGATACATCTAGATCTATAAACAATAGAAGTAAGGGTATCGCAATTAATCAACCAAACGCAGATAAGAATAGTACATCGTTTTTAGGTTACAATTCAGAAATTGCTGAAGATAGAGACTTAAACACTGATTTATCCTATTTGTACAATGAGGGTTATATAGACGATAGTAAAAAGGACCTTTTTGGTAACATATTTGGACTAGTCAAAGATAACGATTATTACAGAAATAATATTGTATCCGAAGACCCCGATACAATCAAAAACCTTGTGTTAAATGGTTATCAATTTTTTGACGATTTATTTGGTGAAGGATATAATTTTAATTACGGTACTGTAGATGGTTCAACATATACCGAGACAAAAAGATCAGGGCTTTCATCATTTACCAACAGCTTGGTTACTTTACCTACTTCTGCGTATTATATATTTGGTAGATACTTTAAACCGTATCAGGAGCTAAAGGAACCTTCTAACTGGTTAGAAGTAGATTACGGGAGACCAGAAACACTAACAATAGATGCTGATGTAAAAGAAGCAGCATATTTTATGTTTTCGGATACTGAGACGTTAGCAGATCCAACTAGTGCTACTTCACAAGGTGATTTGTTAATATCCGGATTGAGTGGTTATGCATCTAGCACTTTACAATTTTATTATTCTGATCTTATAGATGGTAGCGCTGCTAACGATCTATCCGCAGTTACTATTTTTAGAGGTTTATGCGACCCGACAACTGCCTGGACTACTCAACTATCAGGTAACTTTGAGTACAATGCACGGCTGTCAGGTGATAACGGTGTAAGTAACTACGACTGTGGAAGATTTACTGATAACATTATATTTAATTATACTCAAGCTGAAGAAGGATTTGATTACAAAGACGATGTTTTTGAAACCACTTCATTCACAACTGTTGATACTGCAAATGAGCGTTTATTTGATAGACAAAAACACAGCGGTAAAATATATGTAAAAAATATTAATCAAGCTCCAGATAAACCTGCAGTAAAGTTGTTAACTGATGCAATAGATTACTTCCCTAGTAAATATAATACAACAGTATGTCATCAATTATCTGCAGCAGTTAAAGAATTTGATTTACTGTATAGTACGTTGTTTATTGAAACAAGCACCTTCTTAGTTACAGAAAAAACAAAGTATGAAAATAATGTTTTTGTTTCACCTATAACCTTTACAAATTATCTGACTATAAATACAAGTTTCTTTGATAAGGTTAGTAATAGAGTAAAGGTGGGTAGTGATGTATTTTTCTGTAGACTTGTGCGTGAGCAGTTAACGTTAAAAGACAACAGATTATACCCTAAAATTTATAAATATGACTTTAGTAAAGATAAAACTGAAGTAATATTTCCAACAACAGGAAATTCTGCAGCTAATTCGTCTTGCTATTTTGATCTATCAGACCCGTCTCCGTTATCTGTATACGTAGAAAGTGGTAAACCATTTCTTACATATAGTAGCGATAATGAACAATTTAATTTAGGTGTGTTGATAAAGGACTTAAATAAAGGCCCGTTGTTTTTAAATTATTTGTTCGAATATAGAGATGATGTAAAGTTTTTAGATACCACAGCATTTAGCAGTAATAACAGCAGATTTACTTACACGTTTGCTAACAATGAACTCAAAACTGGTGCCGCTGATTTGGAAAATTTAAACTTTGTATTGTCTTCACAGACTCCGCCTATAACCGCCACTCATGATATTCCTGAGTTTGCAAGAACTCCAACATTATCTTCTCTCTCAACTAAAGTATCAGCAACAGCACTCATACTATGAACACTCACACATTAGATATTGGAACAGACAAAGATCAAATAGATCAAGAAATAGTTCTTGATACTATACACCTATACAATGTTTCAGAAGTAACTCTAGATATTTCTGATATCTATTCAGAAATATTTCCTAATTATGTTAGTATAGACTGGGGTGATAAATCAGAGCTTCTAGAGCCGGACTTAACAATTTATCGAGATTATAAAACACAATCAATATATCCTGAAATACAAAAAGGTGCAGCTCCTGTATTTTTAACTAATACTTATAAACATATTTACTACCCTTCTAGCTACGCATTAAAAAAGGAGGTTACGTTTAAAATGAATGTAGGATATGTTACAGGTGAAACTACAAAGATAAGTGCAACAATTGTTACTAATTCTGAAAGCTATTATCAAAGCGTAGAGGATATGGAGATTGTAGGATTAGATTTAATGAATGATGAAAATAATACTTCGCGTGTATCGCTTTTAACACAAAAAGGTAACTATATCGTACATCTTGATAACAAATCTTATAAAGAAAAGTAGGTATAAATATATAAAATGGGTTGTTTAGTTAAATCGAGTCTAAGTGCTTTAAGTTCTGTTGAGGCGACAATATGTCCAACAGATCTTACTTTAGATCAGTATTCACAAACCTTTAATGGTGAATACGTATTAAATTTTATTAATGCGCTTTCCGGGGTTCAGGATTTTAAAAATCTTAACTTCACTAACTTTTATCTTACTGATAACGTATTATTAGATAATATAACTACGTATAAAGAAATTAATGTAAAACCTGAATCGTTTTTTACAACACTTAATTTTACAACATCGAGTGATAACTATTTGTTGTTTAGGCCTGCTACTTTATCTGGTTTCAAGGAAACAAATGCTATACATGATGTCGAGTTTTACGGTGGTACTACATTTACTTCTGACTTATCAGATGCTAGCAATTTCGATATTACCTTTGTTGATGATTTTACATGTAGAGTGAGTACTATAAGCTCTAATAATAATATAAGATACTACTTAGTGGTGTCAGATGATGCTAGTGTAAACAATAAACGTGAAACGCTGTTTGTTGCAGAAAATAAACTACCGCTTGAAAACTTTAATCTTGAATATAATCTTTTAAAGTATACCACAAATAGTTATATAAATCTTTACTCATCCAAAAGTGATGGTAAGTATATATTGATAGGTGACAATGGTAAGGTCTTTGCAGAAAAACTATCAACTGATGCAAAAATAAATCAATTTTATATTGCTGATTCTAGTATAAAAATAAATCAAGAATTAAATTTAACTTTACCGTCGCCATATAACGCTTCCTTTATTACTTATAATAATATTGGCAGAGTAGATAATGATTCTAGTGATTTTAATTTACCATCGAATTATCTCCTCTATACCTCATCAAATAGCGTAAATCTGGACTTTAATTTTTATAATTTAAAAAATATCGTCAATACACAAGAGCAATTTACCTCCTCTAATAACCTACTTTCCACTTCTGAAACTACAATATTTTCCCAAGATTTGAGAAGATATACTTCAATATTTTCAGATATAGATAGTGAGCGAAATGAAGTATTGTCTCTTAACTTTGTATACAACAATTTTGATATTGTTATAAAGCCAGGTACTACATTTTTTACTACGCCATCGTCAATGGCTCCATTTAATAAACTTAATATTAATGATACTAAATTTACTAAATGCGGCTCATTCGCGTTTAAACGTCCTGATTTAGCTGATAGAGTATACCGTTTAGACGATAATTCAATAAAGGATGATGATGTTACTTATCTATGTACTTGGTTATCAGGCGCTATAGGTCAAGAAGGTATTTGGATAGATAGATATTATTACCCAGACCTAGTTTCTAAAGAAACTGCTTTAGCAGCTTCGCCTGCTTATAATGTCACATACGACTTAGCTGTTGAAAATCTTATCGCCTCTAATTCAACTTTAAAATCATCTGTTGAAAAGAAATTGTATTTAGATAAGAAAAGCGATTTAGTATTTGAACCTAATAAGCGTTACAAGTATGTGAGAATTTCGGAAGATGATTTTATTAAAAAATCACCAACTAATTTTTGCGATACAGCACAAGTTAATGGTAAAGTAACCAACTACTATAAGACTATTAACGATAACGGTGGTTTTGCATTAGGATTTACGGTACAGAATGGGGCAGGGGATTTTGTGGTGAAATCTGGTAGTAATGATATTAAAGGAGGGGTGAGCTTTACAAAGGTTGAGGATGAAATATCTTTTAAATTTGCATTATTTGATAATAGTACAACTGGCGCAACTATTGATGAAAGACTCTTCCTTAATACATTTAGGCATAAATTTAAAATTGATATGTTTGATAAAAATAACATATTTTTATCTTTCAATGCTATTGAAGGTTTATGTAATTTGTATCTAAATTCTAACGTTATTTTCACCTTTAAGGTGGGTGCATATCAGTTGTTTACAAAGAGAATTTTATTTGGAGATATTTTTGTGCAACCAGTCTATAGTGGACCTACACAAGAGCAGCTTGACGCGTTTGATGAACAAACTGCTCTTATTAATGAGGAAAACACTGATAGTGGGAGTGTGATAATTGTAGACCCTGTTTGGGCGTTTGTAGGAAGAGGTGACCCCATCGGTAGCCCTCAAGAAATTTTATATAATGAGGCTACTCGACAAAGTTTTATTAGTGACTTATATCTAGCTGTAGAGCCTCTAGAAAAATATGAAGAATTAGCTGTTATATTTAGCACAAATATTGATAGTATTCAAGACCTATCTATATCTCTTCCTTGTGGGCAAAGAAATTTAACTGATACTATCACCACTGTAAACTCTATTAATACTAATTTGAAAAATAAGAGTAATGTAGTTGATATTAACGTTAAGAATTTAAATATTAAAGATGGTAATATTACTGATGAACTTCGTGATATAATAAAAACAAATATTGTTAATTCCTTACCAAAGTCAGCAGTTATTAACGATATAAACATAGTAAACTACAAATGATAGGTTATTTTAAATATACTACTGGAAATGCTTTTACGCTAAGCGGTGACGACTACACTGGGTTGTTTAATATTGTAGACGGAGTGGTCTATACAGGAAAATCACGAACTTCTTCTTCAAAAATTCTTAGTGCTAATGATACTTTTTTAGCTAATTGTTTTTTAAATGAATTCGAATTTGATAGAACTACAACTCCGGTTGATCGATCAGTTATAAAAAGCCCTGCAATATCTCCTAGAAATGTAATAGATCAAACATTCGTTGATACAAATTTACAGCTACTGAATCATAATAACTTACACCTATACGCTCTCGGTATTATCTCTAACCCTGATATTTTAGATTTTGGTAATTCTGCGCAAACCGGTGGTAGTTACTTTCTTGGCGTGTCAAGTAGTTCAATTGATTTAAGAAATAATGATTTGTCTCTTGCTAAAAGTAATAATTTTCCAGTTCAAATAGATCCCTTTAACGGGGTAGATAAAATACCGGATGTTGATGTATTAGATGAAACTGTAGATAGTCAATTATTCGTATATGATGATGAATCATATTTTTATTTTACAACCACATCTACGAATTCATACACATTCTCAGGCAGCTTTGTTCAGAACGGTGGGTTAGTTAGAATTCACGATGATCCTTTTCAAGGTAACAGTAAGTTTACATACGATAACAATACTGATGTTTTGTATAGCTTAGCAGAAGGCAATGTATTGAATCTCTATGATAATAGCTTTATTAACCCGTGTAGAGTCTTTAAGCTTGTAGATAAAGTTACTCTTCCGTTTACTCCTTTAGATGATATAGTAGAAATTGGAAACAACCTTCTTGGCTATAGAATGAATAGAATGGTATCTGAAAATGTACAAATACAGATTCATGATAAAAATTCACTAAAGTTTATTGATTACATTTATACTGAAAATCAATTAGAGACAATTGTAGCTTTTGATATAAGAGACAGTGATGATAGTATATTGGTTATAACTGACTTTGGTGATATAGCAAATTATACCTATAATATGTATCACGTTGATGTAGATATGTTGGGTAAGACAGATGGAGGTTATAGACTAACAAACTCTAAAAAAATTAACCGTTATGTTCCTGAATATGAATATAATGCTACTGATGAAGTTGCTGTTTATTTTTCAGGTTCAGACTCAAATATATTTACATTAAACGACAGAGGATCAATTTCAACAAGATTTATTACTAATCCAGCCCATGCAGCTGGTATACCAGCTGTTGATAATTTATTGTATCTGGAAGATATGTATTTTGATACCACAAGAGAGAGATTTGACAAGATAGAAAAGAAATTTAATTCTAATTTGCTAAGATCTAATTTCTTTAATAACATTAATTTACTTCTTGCTAAAAACAGCTCAAACTTGTTTTATTTATTACACAATGTCGGGCGAATATATCTATTTAAAGATTCAAATCTTCAATATAAAAATTATATACCTCTTGATTTACCAAATTTATATGAAAAAATTACTAGCTGTGAATCTAGCCTAGGTATTTCTTTAAACAGTGAACTTCAAAATATTATTAAAGATACTATTAATATATATTTGAACGGTAGTAAAATACCTGTTAAAGAGATTGTAAAGGGAATTCCAATTTTACGTAAATATGTATCATATAAAGGTATAGATTTAAACTTTAGAGATTTTGAGTTTCATGAAAATGAAGAAGTAACATACAGTTCTATTTCTAGAGTTTTTAATGAAATTTACCAACTACAGGTAGCTATAATAAACATTATTACAGCTGAGCAAGACAATACAGAAGAAGAACAAATAACAGTAGACGTTTAATTATGGCAGATATTACACCACAGAACATTGGAGAAAACCTAACAGGGTTACGTATAGCTGATTATTATACTTCCCTCCTCCACGTGAGTGGTGCTGACGTATTAGCTATGCCTGTAAATGACGTCTACACGGGTAATGGTCGTGTTACTGGTTTATCGCTAAGTGCTCTTAATGATAGGGTTATAATAAACAGGTATATAGAGCCAAAGGGATTTGATGTACAGACTGAGTGGTTAGATGCATTTTACCCTATGCATAGCATAATGCTAACTGTTACTAACGATAACCCTAAAAATAGAATTGCCGGTACTAATTGGTGTTTAGAGTCTAATGGTGCATTTATGGTAGGTGTTGGGGAAGGTAGTGATCAAAATGATCCCCCTTATACATATAGCTTTTCTCCAGGCTTGAGCGGTGTAAAAAGTGGTGATAGAGCAGGTGAGTATTGTGTTAAAATAAACGCTTCGGAACTACCTGCACATACTCACACAGTAACCCCTGCTACTACTGAAATAGGTAGTTTTGATACTAGTAAGACGTTTTGTTTTTATTTCGGTGATACGGTTAACCCTGAGGGTCTACATATGTTTAACGGACAAGTTATTAGTGATCAGCCTCAGCTACTAGGTAATTTTGCAAATGTTAGATATGAGTATCTTTTAGAACAAAATAAAATACAAGCGTTTCAAAATAATACATCGTATGATGGGCAAGAAAATTATAGAGATTGGTTGATTAATCAAAGACACGCTGAAGGTTATC